CCACATGAACCTGTTAGGACGTACCACGTCCGGTACGTTACAGCTTGCCGAAGATGCCACCGGATTACGCTTCGAGTTAACGCCGCCTGATACGCAACTGGGGCGCGATGTGCTGACTTTGGTTAAGCGCGGTGATATCTCCGGTATGAGCTTTGGATTCAGGGTACTAAAAGATCATTGGGATGTCGGTCAAACACCGTATATCAGAACCGTCTTGGAAGCTGAATTGCGGGAAATCACTGTCACCAGCTTACCCGCCTACCCTGAAAGCGGGGTGGAGATTGCCAGACGTTCCCTGAATGCCGTCAAGCCTAATCATGTTGATTTGCGTCACTACTGGCTGCAACTGTCCGAGGTGTGATTATGTGGCCTTTTAAGCGAAAAGACACGGAAACCCGCAGCATGAGCATGGATGAGTTTCTTTCTCTGGCGGGCGTGTCTAACACCAAATCGGGCGAGCATGTTTCACCGTCTACAGCGGAAGGTTTACCCGCCGTGATGAACGCTGTTACGGTGATTAGTGAAGCGGTGGCCACCATGCCTTGCTATCTCTATCGGGTTCAGCACCGGCACGGTAAAGAGTCCCGCGAATGGTTGAGTGATCATCCTGTTGATTATTTACTCAATGAATACCCGAACGACTGCCAGACACCGTTTCAGTTTAAACGAACCCTGATGCGCCATTGCCTGTTAAATGGTAATGCTTATGCGGTCATAGTCTGGGGGCGTGATGGTCAGCCACAATCCTTGCACCCTTACCCGCCGTCAGCGGTTGTGCCGCAACGATTATCGGATCACCGCTTTGCTTACACCATTACCGAACCCTATAGCGGCAAGGTCAAAACCTATCTACAGGAAGAAGTGTTGCATTTGCGTTATGCCACCGAAGATGGCTTTTTGGGGCGCTCGCCAGTCACGATTTGCCGTGAAACATTGGGCTTAGGTCTGGCACAACAACGCCACGGAGCCAGCATTATGAAAGAGGGCATGATGGCAGCGGGCGTGATTAAAGCCGCTGACTGGCTGGATGGCATCAAGGGTAATAAGGCACTGGAAGCCCTCGAACGTTATAAAGGTGCTCGCAATGCAGGCAAAACGCCCATTCTTGAAGGTGGGATGGAATACCAGCAATTAGGGATGAATAACCAAGATGCGGAGTGGCTGGCCTCCCGCCGTTTCACTATTGACGATATCGCCCGTATGTTCAATGTCAGTCCGATCTTTCTGCAAGAGTACTCAAACAGTACCTACAGTAACTTTAGTGAGGCATCACGCGCTTTTCTGACTATTACTATGCGCCCGTGGCTTGCCAATTTTGAGCAGCAAATCAAATCCGCTTTGCTGATGCCTTCTCCCAAAAGCGGTATTCGCTACCAAGTGGAATTTGATACTGCCGACCTGCTGCGCGCCAATCCGAAAGAACGCTTCCAGAGTTATGAAACTGCCATTAAATCCGGTGTGATGTGCCCGAATGAAGCCCGTGAACGTGAGGGATTATCTCCCCGTGATGGTGGTGATGAATTCAGTCAGGCATGGAAACAAACGGTGGAAATCAAGCATCAACAGGAGGCTAAATAATGAGAGCAGGCAGATTACGGCATCGGATAACTCTTCGTAAAAATGAAAGTACGCGTGATTCGCTTGGCGGTGTCATCAATAACTGGGTGGATGTTGCCACCGTCTGGGCAGAAGTTAAAGCCATTAGCGGGCGGGAGCTGGTGGCCTCCGGCGCCGTGTTCTCAGAAGCCACCGTGCGTATCTGGCTGCGTTATCGTGCTGATGTGACTACAGCGAACAGTATTACCTTTCATGGAGAGAACACGACGGGCACAGCTTTTAGCATTATGGCGGTCATTCCCGATGCGAAATACACCCGCCTAGAGTTGCTTTGCAAGGGAGGTATATTCCGATGAGCCAGATTGAAATTCCTCTGAGCGAAGTCAAACAACATTGCCGATTGGATGAGAGCGATACCCTTGATGATGCCTTGCTCATGGGCTATGCCGCCGCCGCGCTTGAAGTTTGCCAGCAGCATATCGGTAAGCGCTTTGATAAAGGATTGGTTTTCACCCCAGCGATTAAAGTCGGTTGCCTGCTATATATCGGCTTGCTGTATGAGAATCGGGAAATGGCAACCGATGTTGAGCTAAAAGAAGTGCCTTTTACCATCAAATCATTGTGGTCTGTCTATCGTGATGTGGGGATCTACTGATGCCGTGGCAACCATTAAAGCGTTGTAGTTATCCGAGTTGTAAGCAACGGGTAAAGTCCGGTCGCTGTGAGGAACATAGGCGGGAACAGAACAGGCAGCGCGGTACACGTACCGAACGTGGCTACAGTAACCGATGGAGCAGATACAGATTGATGTATCTCAAAACGCATCCCTTATGTATGCATTGCCTCAAGCAGAACTGCTACATGCCCGCAACCATTGTAGATCACATCATCCCGATACAGGGTGAAGCGGATGTGCTGTTTTGGCCTGCATCCAATCATCAAGCACTATGCCAGACCTGCCATAACCGTAAGACCGTCCAGACAGATCCCATCACCAAAGCCAAGCGCAAACAGGGAAGCTATCAGGAACAGGAAGCAGAAACCGCACGGTTGGTTAACTTCGGAATAATAACAAACTGAAATAACGGGGTAGGGGTATCAAAAATGACAAACGCCCCTCTGAGCGGAACCGCCCACTCCTTCAATTTTTACACACGGCAATTTTTTTGAAAATAAATCACAAGGAACAGAGAACATTATGGCAAGAGCACCCAAACCGCCTACTTATTTAAATGATATTGCCGCCAGTCAATGGAAGACCAAAAGCAAAATCTTAAACGAGCGGGAAGATTTGAACACCGCCGACTGGAACAACTTAGAGTTGTATTGCGTCAACTATGCCATTTACCGAAAAGCAGTGGCAGACCTTGATATCCGAGGCTTTAGTATTGTGAACAGTCAGGGCAGTGAAAGCCGTAATCCGTCATTGAGTGCCAAAGCGGACGCTGAAAAAATCATGATAAAAATGTCTTCATTACTGGGTTTTGACCCCGTATCACGGCGAAAAAATCCGGTGGAAACAGAGGAAGAGGACGAGCTAGACCGACTATGAACGCATGGGAACAGTACGCTTTTGATATCGAAAACGGCAAAATTCCGGCCTGTAAACGGGTAAAACAGGCGGTGAAACACTACTTTAACGACCTGAATAACCCGCTTTATGTGTTTGATTCAGCAGTTGTAGAGCGTTTTATTGCCTTTTCCCGTTACTGCCCACATGTCAAAGGGCACTTGCGGGGCAAACCGATTATATTAGAGCCGTGGCAGCAATTCGCTTTTGCCAACCTGTTCGGCTTCAAGGTTAAGGCCACTGGTCGCCGGAAATACCGCAGTGCCTATATTCAGGTACCGCGAAAAAATGCCAAATCCACGGTAGCCGCGATACTGGCGAATTGGTTTTTAGTGATGGAGAACGGGCAGCAGGACATTTACACCGCCGCCGTGAGCCGTGATCAGGCGCGTATTGTGTTTGATGATGCCCGGCAGATGTGTCTGTTATCAAAACCGCTGAAAAAACGGGTATCCATTCAGCAACACAAAATAACCTACCCGAAGAGTAACAGTTTGTTAAAACCATTGGCAGCCAAAGCCGCTACCATTGAAGGCACTAACCCCAGTCTGGCAATTGTCGATGAGTACCATTTGCACCCGGATAACGCTGTCTATTCTGCCCTTGAACTGGGGATGGGGGCACGTCCCGAAGGTATTTTGTTTGCCATTACCACGTCAGGCAGTAATGTGATCTCAGCCTGTAAGCAGCACTATGATTATTGCTGCCAGATATTGGACGGTGAGGAACAGAACGAATCATTATTTTCCCTGATCTACGAACTGGACGACGAGAACGAGATTGGTGATGAATCACTCTGGATTAAGGCGAATCCTAACCTTGATATCTCAGTAGATAGCGCCGCACTTCATGACACCATTCAGAAAGCACGGGGCATTCCCTCACAATGGACAGAAATGTTAACCAAACGCTTTAATATCTGGTGTCAGGGTGAAACACCGTGGATGGGGGAAGGTGCATGGAAAGCCTGTCAGACAGATTATGATGAAAACGACCTGAAAGGCTTGGAGTGTTACGCCGGACTGGATTTATCCTCAACAGGCGATATCACCAGCATCTGTTACACGTTCCCCGTGGATAATGAGCTGTTACTACTGACCCGCCATTACTTACCAGAAGCCCAGTTACAGAATCCCGCCAATAAGAATCGTGCGGTGTATCGGCAATGGGCACAAATGGGCTGGATATGCACTACAGCAGGCGACTGTATTGATTATGACCGTATCCGAGATGATATTCTCAAAGACAGCCAGCACTTTGATATTAAGCTGGTGGGCTTTGATACATGGAACGCCACACACTTAAGAACGCAATTACAGGGCGCAGGGCTGGATGTGGAGCCGTTCCCGCAAACTTATATGCGTTTTAGCCCTGTGGCTAAATCAGCCGAAGTCTTTGTTAACCGCAAAATTATTCGTCACAACGGCGATCCGGTGCTCGCATGGGCGATGTCCAATGTGGTGATGGAAACAGACGCGAACGCTAATATCAAGCCCAACAAGAAAAAATCAGCGAATAAGATCGATCCTGCTATTGCGTTCCTGATGAGCTTTGGCACATGGCAGGTGGAGCATGAAGACTTTGCATTTAACTTAAGTAAAGAGCAGCAGCAAAGATTAGCTAGCTTTGATGGAGTTTAGATAACAAATTGACTTTTTAATGTCTGCGCAGGATAGAAATTAATGAAGTAAAATTCTCAATTTTCAGAAGGTTATATATCACACTTTTTTGGATTAGTCGCTACTTTATCTGACAGTGCTCTGTAGAAAAGTGCGACTAAATTTGACAGCCAGCTATGAGCGAAAATCGGATGAAACGATAAAATATAACTACTAGGCTGTGTCCCTTAATTATATAACCGCTTGTAAAAGAGTCGAATACAGCCTAATTTCACCATGGACAAATAGTTTC